AATTACATCTCCAGACTTAGCTCTAGCGCCCTTGATAATACAATCTCTAAGAACACGGTAATTCATATGTATTGTCTCCAAAGAATCAGGGGAGCCGAAGCTCCCCATCTTCAATCGTTATGCACCGTCATTGTTGACAGCGAACGATACAGCGTTGCGTACAGCTACGTCTACTGACTGGAGAGCGCGTACACGCACTGTTCCAGAAGCAGATGAAGTGTATGGATCAACCAGAATGTCGATGCCACCGTACATGCCAATTAACAGATCGTTGAAGTTACCGAAGTACAAATCACCGGCTGTTACTTGGTTAGATACGATTGCGCGGTATCCGTTGATCGTTCCACCAGGCTCAACAACAAACTGAGCAGTGTTAGTTGCCTTCTCAGTTGTCTTCAGAGCGCCATACATTCCTGCTGGGAGGATGTATGCAAGGTTACCAATCAAAGCGTTGTCTTCTGCAACAGCAGTTTCCATCGCTACCACTTCTGCGAATGTTGGGTTCGCAGCGGCAAACGCTGTTGGAGCGTTGATGCCTGAAGTGTTCTTGATACCAGTTGGCTGACCAGATGATCCAGAACCAGCTAATGCACCCAAATCAATCGCCAAAGCGAGAGATTGAGTCAGGTCGTCACGGATAAGTGCCTCGATGTCTGGTGATGCTTGCATCATCATCTGGCGAGTAACTTCAGTGAACGCACCGACTGTCTTAGGTGTCATTGTTACCTGAGAGAAAGTAGCTTCGGACTCAGAAGCGTCACCGCCTTCTGTTGCAATCCATCCAGCAGAAGCAGCAGTTGCTTTCTTAGGAATCGCTACGTTTCCAGACAGACCTTGGAGCATACGCGCACCAGCTTGCATGACTGAAGACTGGTTACGCAGAACGTCAATGAAGTCGCCAGCGCGGAAGTCTTCAGGTACAAGTGAAGAATCGTCTGTTGTGTTCAGGTCACGCTGTGACCACTGACGAAGTACGTCAGCAGGGATCATAAGACCTTGAGCAGTTACACCGTATGCTTCAGCAGCAGCGCGTGATGCTTCAAACTCGAAAGCCGCTTCTTCTTGAGCCTTACGGTCAGAAGGGTTAGCCAGAGCGCGAATTGCGCGAGCCAAGCTGAAACGCTTAACTTCTTTTTGAGTCATGCCAATGTCTTCAGTAACAAGTGGCTTATTACCAATTTGATCCAAGACAATGCCACGGAACTCAGCCAAAGAACGTCCTTCACGAACGGCTTCAGAAGCCTTGTCGGACATGTTGTGTTGAGCGCCAAGCTCAAAGATTTGAGCAGCCTCTTTTTGAGCAGCGCGAGCTGCATCAGCCGCTACTGCTTCTACGTTTACTTCTTCAGACATTTTAGTCTCCTTGATTTCAGAAGTTTCGATTACAGGTTCAGTAGGAGCTTCTGCGCTTCGACCCACCCTGGACTGACTATCCGCTGGGATTGAAACAACCGATGCTTCCATTGGACGCCAAGACTTAACGCGATATGTATCCTTACCTTCTCGCTCCATCTTGTTTACTGCATAACCGACAGAAATATTCTGTCGAATGCCGTCCTTCACATCTTGGAACACTTCTTCAGCAAGTACGCTTCGACCAAAGCGAACCATAGCGCGGACTTTGCGCTCGTCTGAATCAAGTTCCACAGATTCTATGATACCAATCTGCTGTGCCATATCATGATCTAGCAGAAGTGGTGCGCGACCACTGTTCATCCAATCCAAGTCCACAGACTCATTGGAGTGATCTAAAATTTCCTTACCATATCCACGCTCTACTGGATTCTCAGTAGACATGATAATTCTAACTCTTCGACCATCTTCGTTGATGATGCCGTCTTTTTCTAACTCTCTCGTGAAGTGGAGGCTAGCATTTGGATACTGCTCAAGAATCTTTCTTGTCTCTTCGCATTCTTCGCCAACAAACTCAACAATACAGTCTCTTACTACTTGAGTTGCTTCAGCAAAAGTTTCATCCTCAACTTGTGAGCTTTCTTCCTCTTGCCTAGAGTCAACGCTTTCAGAAACCTCAGATACAACTTCTTCAGTGTCATAATCTAAAGCCTCGATACCTTCTTCTTCGACGCTACGTTCTAAGTCCATAATTGCTTCCTCGAAAAGCCATTCGTCGGTTTCTCTGAAATTATACACTGTTTCATCGGCACGATCCTTGCTTGACATAGGATGACCAGATGGCAGTAGATCAGTGTCATGTTTTCCACTACGGAATTTGCCGTTTCTCAAGACATACAGAAAACTGTTTACTCTTGCATATGCCCACTGTTCTGGCGATTTCACATTAGGCCTTACTGACTCTGGATTAGTTTTATAAGCGCCAATACCGCGCTTAAACACAGCAACCAATGTACGGGTTGATGTACGCTTAGATGCAGCATCACCAACCTTTTCATTGTGATCTGAGGCTTTCTTCTCTAATCCTTTCTGAATAGCCGGAGAAACTTCGTATCGAGCATCGTCATATGCCCTTTCGTCATCAAGACTATTGGCAATCTTTTTACTCCAAGAAAACCCTGCGTCACCGCCCCACAAAGCCCAAGCTATGCGTCCATTGGATGGGTAGCCTTCTTCACCTGGGCGAAAGCCCTCCGCTTTCTTGTCCACTTCGTGCCGACTAAAGAAGGAATACATCCTCTTTACCGTCTCAGCACTAAGATTCTTACCATTAGAAATGTCCCGAGCGCGAGCAATGCCAACTTCAGTTCCGCCGCGACCAAACTCTCTACGCCACTCAAGTCCACGCTCCGCTTCCGTAATCATGCCTTCAGTCGGCTTATAGCTCATTCTTCGTCTCCTGTATCAAGTAACAGGTCTTGCTGAATGGGTGCTTTTGGAGCGCCAAATGGTTGAAAGGCTGTCTGAATACCGTATTGATCAGCTACTTGCTTGTCTCGATCTATCTGAGCAAATGTCTCTTCAACATCTCGACCGTAATGGTTAGCCACATCTTGCATAGACAGGATGCCATTCTGAAGCCCTACAACGGCAGCGTTCATCTCTTTCAGCGGGTCAACCCACTGGAATCCACGACCGCGCCACTGCGTGGCATTAGCAAACTTATCAAACTTGTCTGAACCAATTGACAGTCCATTGAAGCTGAATGATCCAATCTGCATGCTCCACAACAGCCAGATGCGGTATATCTTGTCCACGAAATGCTCGATCATGAACTGCTGTTCGTTCTTGAACTGGTCGCGCTCAAGTAAAGCGCCTTGGCGAATCGAACTATAAGAAGTCCCTTCCAAGTCGTTACTTAGTGACTCATAAGATAGCCCTAGTCCAGATGCGATGCCCCGCAGAACAGCCTTGTTAAAGTCAGAGAACGCACTGGTAGGGTGCGTAGGATCAATCATCTTCAGGTCGTAACCTTGAGGTAATGACTGGATCGTCCCTGCTTCATAGTTAAGCTCAGGAATATCGCCATCATAAGAGTCAGCAATCCCATCTCCGCCAGGTGAAACAAGTACACCGAACTTCGCTGCTGCCGCCCTAGCAGCGGTAATCTCTGCGTCACGATAACCATCAAGCATCTTCATCGCAAAGATTGCAGGAGCAAACTCAGAATCGCCGCGAGTCTGCCCTGGACGCTTCTTCTTAAACAGGTGGATCATTTGATCTGCTGGAACGCGAGTATGCTTCTTCTCTGGCTTGTTTGTCATGAAGTCATAGTCGCCAGGATGGTAATTTAATACCCAGTAAGCAACAGGACGATCAAAGTCATCTAATTCAACGCCCATCCTGATCTTGCGACCATTCTTGCTTAACTCATTCTTATCAACATCAATGCGATCCGCTTCAATCGGATGCAACGCAATACCGCCAGGATAGGCAGAGTTCTTTACGATCTGTACAAAGAACTCTCCATCTCTCTTGCGTACACGGGCAGCCATAGCGCACAAGTCACGGAATGACATACAGCCATCAGTTGTGACGTAGCGACACCATTCCTTCCATTGACGCTCGATCATGTCATTACCGGCTATATCAAGTGAGCCGTTAATGTTTGTTCCTTTGACCTGAAGGTTGAACCCACGCTCACCAACGACCCCGTTCTCAATCAGATCAAGTGCGCGAGCAGCGTATTCGTTATTACGCTCTAAATCTCTAGCTCTTTCGCGTAACTTCGCCAGATTTGGCTTAATCGTAGAGTCAGCAGATGCGGCAGAGCCGAACATTCCGCCAAGTAACCGTCCAACTTGAGCGCCTTGATAGTAGCGCTTGACCGGCTTCGCCTTTTTACGGCTAAAAAATGGTAGCTTCATAGAAACCGCGCCTTAATCGTAGCATTAGAGGCTTTACCGGCTTTGATAGCAGCCTTATTGCGCTCTTGGTTGACTTTTCCTTGCCAATAATTGATCTCTTTGCGTAATTCTTCTGGCTTTAGCTTAGTCAGAGAGCGCCCAGAGATTGAATATGAGTCAACATCGTTACCTATACGGCCTTCATATACGTCTAAACACTTCTGAAGGTTAATTTCCGCTGTCGTTCGTGGATCAGTTCCATCCCTATCCCGATTCGGAATGATCTCAAACTTACCTTGACGCACAACGATGCGAGCAGAGTCAGAGTCCCTAACGATGTATGCTTGATATGAGTAAATGCCTGGTTTGTAGTTCTTTGATGTCGTAGAACTAACCTGAACCAAGTGATCTGACCCTGCTGTAATCTCGATCTCAACAGCGCCTTCGCCATGTAAACGCGCGGAGTATTTGAGAGTGTAAGAGTCAGATGGGTAATCGGTTGTTAGATCGTCGCGCTTCCACTGGATGAAGTCACCAGCAACGATTTGCTGTGGTTCACCGGATACAGCATTAGTAGAGTCGAACAGATTCGCCACTTATCATCTCCATGCGTTGACGAAGTTGCGCTTAGGAACATTCCTTACCAGAGGAGACTTCTTGTCAGGCTGATTTTCCTGCACGTTCTTCCGCTCACTCATCCGATCCGCAACGCTATTTACGTTGACATTTAGGATAGCATATGCAGACAAAGCATACACTAAACAATCTAATGCCTCGTTTCGCGCTCTAATTTTAACAAAAGTTCGCTTGGAATACCCCTTATGAAATTTAGTTACGATCTTTTCTGCTGTTAATTGCCTAAAATACTCCTCTTCAAGGTGATCTGAGAAGTGAATATAACCGGCTCCAGGCTCAGTAATCTTGAGCCGAGAAAATAATAAATCTTTCGCGGTATCAACGCCAATCGGGAATAAAGGACATTTTTGGGCA